AGTCGACCGGCAGCCTGCAACAGTTCGTGGCCACTGCGGACGCAACCGCCACCGGCGGCGCGTACACCGTCAGCGTCAGCCCCGCGATGTACACCTCTGGCCATGCGCTTGCGACGATCGATGCGTTCCCGCAAGCCAGCGCTGTGGTGACCTTCTTGGGTAGCGCCAGCACTCAGTACCCGCAAAACCTGATCTATCACAAAGATGCGATCACGTTTGCGACCGCTGACCTGCTGATGCCGCAAGGCGTGGACATGGCTTCGCGCCAAGTGCATAACGGCATCTCGATGCGTATCGTACGGCAATACGACATCAATAATGATCGACTCCCTTGTCGCATCGATGTACTGTACGGATATTCAGTTATCCGTCCGCAAATGGGCGTACGCCTCTGGGGCTAACGCCTAATACGAGGCTAGTAGGGATCTACTAGCCTCGTTTCTATTTAATTTGAAAGGATTGAATCATGGCTCTTCCTAATGGTGCAGGTGGCTATCAAGTCGGTGACGGCAATCTCGACGAAGCCGTCATGGGCGTACAAACCATCCCCGCGACGCTGACGGGCGACACGACTCTGACCGGCGCTCAAATGGCGATCGGTCTGGTTGTTTGCCAGAAGGCTAGCGATGCGACGCTGACGGTTACGCTTGCGACCGCAGCGCAGCTTGACGCCGCGATCCCGAGTGCTAAAGTTGGCTCGTCGTTTGAACTGACGATCACCAACAATAACAACACGGGTTCGTCGTCGACTGTTCCTGTCACTGCCGGGACTGGCATCACCGTCTACGGTTCGGTCACGGTTCCGCGTTTTGGCGCGCACACCTACCGGCTGGTCAAGACTGGTGATGCTGCTTGGTCTGCGTTCCTGAAGTAATAACCGGAGTCGCTAATGGCTAACAACAAGCCTGTAGGTGTTGCGTACTCTGACCCTGCGCTCACAGCGTTCTATCTCAACGCTCCAGTTACTGAAACTGCCAGTTTCACGCTGGGCGATGATGAGAACTATGTGGTGTGTAACGGTTCCGCTGCCAACGTCTCCGTGACGTTGCCCAGCGGCTCTGCTTACATCGGTCGGACCGTGACTATCAAAAACCTGTCTGCAACCTATACGGTGATCTCGGCGTCGACGAACGTCAGACCAGTCAACTCAGCTACCCTCGGCACGGCGATCCTCGCCGCGACCGCAGGTAAGTGGGCGACGCTGGTTTGCGAAGACGGCACCAACTGGGTCATCATGGCTGCTGGCTAACCTGGCGGGGGCTTCGGCCCCCGACTTTTATGCCCATCATCTATCTGCGTCACCCGCGCCACGGCGAGAAGGTTGCCATTTCTGACCTGGAAGCGGAGTATGATGAACAAAACGGCTGGTCGCGCTATACTCCCGGTGAGTCACAGCCCGAGCCAGTGAACGAACTGCGCCCGCGTCGTCGCCGGGAGGCCAAGGATGCAGAGTTACTATGACGTCGTAACGGATTCCGGCAACCGCCCGATTGCGGGTGCGCAGGTATTCGTCTACAACTACGACGGCACGCTTGCTACGCTGTACGGCGATCAGGCTCTGCTCTCAACGACGGTTCTGGCAAGCAACGGCACGCCCTACATCGTCAACCAAGACCTTCTCAGCCCGCAGGCCAATCCGATTGTCACGGGCGCTGACGGCAAGTTTTTGTTCTTTGCGGCCAACGGTGTGTACAGCGTTGTCATCACGGCAGACAACTACGACACCCGCACGCTGGTCGCCACGCTGAACGACCCGACGCCCCCTGCGCCGTCGGTCAGCCCTTACGTCACGTTTGATCTGTCTTCCGCAGCGCCTAACACTACGGTTAACGCCGTATCAATGACGCCCTCGACGGCGACTACAAATGTAGACTTGGTGCTGGCTCCAAAAGGCACTGGCGCATTGATTGTTAATGTGCCAACCGATCTGATCCCCGGCGGCGAAAAACGAGGTTCGTACGCGGTTGATCTTCAACGAGATCGAATACTGTCGTACTATGTTGCAAGCGGGGCCACGTCTGTCATAAGCGGTGGGTCAAACAACACAGCGTCAGGCGATAGCTCAGTTGTATCTGGCGGCTCGACTAACGCAGCCACAGCAAATTTTTCATCAGTTAGCGGCGGCTCGCTTAACTCAGCCATTGGCACCTACGCAGGCGTTAGTTCTGGCCTTGAAAATGTTGCGCAAGGACAGTACGCCGCAATCAGCGGGGGTAGGCTAAATAGCGCTTTAGGCAACAACTCATTTGTTGGGGGTGGCCAGAGCAATCAGGCGCAAGAGTCTCATTCTGTAGTTGTTGGTGGGCTAAACAACATTGCAGACTCGACCCACTCTGCAATTATTGGCGGCGCATACGGATCTACGCGCGGCGTAGTGGGCTACCAAGCTTTCCCAGCTTGCTTGAATCCAATTCAAACAAAAGTTGGCGTATCGCAGGGCGGCTTGCTAATTCTTGGTGCTGTAACAACCACCGCCACGCCTACAATTTTAAGGTCAAACACTTCTGCTGCTGGCGCTGCTAACCAACTTATTGTACCTAATAACAGCGCGATTTATTTTAAAGGTACCGTGATCGCCAACGTCATAGCCGGCGGCGACACAAAATCATGGGTGTTTGACGGCCAAATCAAAAAAGGCACTGTCAATGCTTTTACAACGCTAACCGGCTCGACGGTCACAAGCCCTTACGCTGACGCGGGCGCGTCTACTTGGGCGGTGGCGTTGGCTGCTGACACGACAAACGGCGCATTGCAGGTAACGGTTACAGGGCAAGCGTCTACAGTAATCCGCTGGGTGTGCAAGTTGGAAACCACTGAGGTAGCGTACTAACATGACTGTACTCACGCTTAGCGGTAACGAGGCTACAGCAGGCGACCTGATCAACGGTGCGTTGCGGCTGCTGGGTGTGCTGGCGGAGGCCGAAACACCTTCGGCAGCCATGTCAGAAGACGCGCTGATTGCCATGAACGAGATGATCGAGTCATGGAACACCGAGCGGCTTGCAGTGTTCTCGACGCAGGATCAGGTCTTTAGCTGGCCCGCCACGGCGATCAGTCGCACGCTCGGGCCGACAGGCGACTTTGTGGGCAACCGCCCAATTATGATTGACGACTCGACCTACTTCAAAGACCCGACCACCGGCGTCTCGTACGGTCTGAAGCTCATCAACCAGCAGCAGTACAACGGGATTGCGTTGAAGACGGTGCGAAGCACCTACCCGCAGGTCATGTGGACCAACATGACGTTCCCCAACGTCGAGATGTACATCTATCCAGTGCCCACGCGGGTGCTGGAGTTTCATATTGTGTCGGTGCAAGAGCTGACGCAGCCTGCTGCGCTCAACACCCCAATTCTGTTTCCGCCAGGCTACTTCCGCTGCTTTCGGTACAACTTGGCATGCGAGATCGCCCCTGAGTACGGCGTCGAACCGTCGCGGCAAGTGCAGCGGATTGCGATGACGTCCAAGCGCAACCTGAAGCGCATCAACAATCCTGACGACCTGATGTCGATCCCGTACAGCATCGTCGGGACGCGCCAGCGCTACAATATCTACGCTGGCAATTTCTAATGAAATCGCCCATCCTCGGCGCCGCTTACGTTGCCCGCAGCATCAACGCTGCGGACAACCGGCTGATCAACATGTATCCGGAGTCCACCCCGGACGGCGGCAAGACGGCGGCGTACTTTCAGCGGGTGCCGGGGATTTCAGGCATTTTTTCACTAGGCGGCACCGGCAGCGTTCGCGGCATGTGGGTTGTGAAGGGCGTGCTGTACGCGGTTGTCGGCACGCGGTTCATATCGCTAACAGGCATTGGCACAAGTATCGTCACGCCCACTACTATCAGCTCCAGCATCTCTGGCACCGGGCCTGTCAGCATGGTGGACAACGGCATACAGATCTTCATCGCCACCAACCCAGACGGCTACATCTACAACATCAACACGACGGCGTTTGCAAAGATCGGCGACCCCGACTTTCCAGGCGCTGTCACCGTGGGCTACATCAACGGCTATTTTGTGTTCAATGAGCCAAACAGCCAGCGCGTGTGGGTAACGGAACTGTTTGATGGTACCAGCGTCGACCCGCTGTCGTTTGCGAGCGCCGAAGCCTCGCCAGACAACGTGGTGTCGCTGATCGTCGACCACAAAGAAATCTGGATCTTCGGCAACAACTCGACCGCAGTCTGGTACGACGCTGGCCCGCCAGCCTAT